ATCTGCAGAGACGCCCTGCACCGTTGTGATGGTTGCCACATCGGTAGAGCTGACTCGAACCAACTCGGTAGAGACAAAAGTTCCTGTCTCTCGTGTGATGACTATGCTTGTTGAATCAACATAAATAACAACACCAGTTGCGCCAGAAGCTGCTCCAGTGATGGTGTCGCCAACGGTAACCGTGGCAACAAAAGTGCAAAGAAGCAAGTTGTATGTAGCATCGGACGGGTTAGGCCGACCATCAAAGCGTTCGTAGCCTGCAATCCGGGTGTAGCCGCCCGTAATGCTACACTCAAAATTAGTTGCTCTTCGCGCCACCCCAGATGGCAGTGATAACGTAGGCGTTACTTGGTCAAGTCCCCCGCCAAGTTTAATCAAGTCGTATTTGACGGGGACTGCTTTAAACATACGTTAGGCCAAAGGTGGGCCGCTGACAATTGTGGGCAACTGATCGATGTTCAGACGCTCCATCAAGCGCTTAAATTCATACTCACCGCGCTGATAAACTTCGCTTGCTGATTCGTAGCCGCCGTAGTAATACATGGCACGAAACACAATCAACATGTGAAAGTTACTGGGTAATGCCGGTATGTCTGTATCTGCCGATAGCTCAATGGGCTTGACGTAGTATTCACCGTCAATCACGTATGCCTGGTCAGGGATCGAGCCCAGCCCTAGTTGCTTTTCTGGATCAATAGTTAACACCACTGGCCGCGCATACGTTGTTCGCATATTGCCGTACATGTACAGGTTGCGAAATGTTGTGTACTCCATGAAGTTCATCAACTGCTCGTCAGCATAATTTTGTCCAACCGAGCTACACCGGAAACTGTCGCGCTTCCAATTGGCAAAGGTACTTCCAATTCCCGCTTGGGTTGGCGTGTAAAACTGCTGCTGGGTCGTGCAATTAAACGTAACTGAGTCACGCATAAAAAGCCAATCTTCTTTGCTTGTCTGAATATCAACCCAGGCTGACGATACCCAACCAGCAATTCGGGCGGCTTCGCCCGTTATGCTTTGCACAGTGGTTAAGGCAGGCCCAGTGATGCCGCACTCAACGCGAGTGCGGTTAACAAGCTGAAGATAATTCATGCTGGCTCAGCTAATACGTGTTGAAGCCATGCACGCCCGCGAGGGTTTGTATCTTCTACCAAGTCAAAGGGGTAGCACAGGCCGTGGCGTGCAACCATATCGATCTGGTCAGGGGCCGAGGCATTGCGCGTGATCTGGTTGTACTTAGTTTCTTTCATACGGGCCAGCACTTCAACGTACTTGCGGCGAACCAATGTGGGATACCCACGAATGATGGGCTGGTTAGTACCGTTCACATTAACAATAACTTGCGGCGCTTGATTTTCATCAGTCGTTGAATGCACCGTGATAGTGACGAGCTCATTCATAAATGACTCTTCACTTGCCAGGGCGCTGAAATCTTTGGACTCTGCAAGGGTCTCGATGACAGGTTCGTCATCCGCAATCTCGATACCTTTAATTGGTTTCATGGCCATTAGTTTCTCCAGTTGATTGATCAAAAAGAAAGGGCCGCATTAAGCGACCCTTTCAAAACCTCTGTTGAAGGAGGATGGCAACAATTACAGTGCTGAACCAGGCATACGTGCGCAGTCGAAATACGTTGCCGTATTACCCGTACCCAAGGCAGTAGTGCCTGGAGTAAATACCGCTGTACACAATGACACCTTGATCAAACCGATCAACGTGACGTTGTTTGCGACTTGCGTAGGCACCGGGCATGGATCAGTACCTGAACCTATCGGGCCTTGAGTCGTTGTCACAGCACCAGTGGCGCTGATCCAAACGGCAAATAGACAGTTTTGACCAACTGCCAAAGCCGTGTGGCCTGCGCTAAAAGGGATGTTGTCAGTAATCGCTTTTGTTTTAAAAACGCCATTGTTAGTAAAGTCAATCGCAGCGGCAATTTTGAAGGTGCCTGTTGTTGTACCAATCACTAGACCCGCGGGTGAGTAGCACGCGTAGCCGGATACGGCTTGTTCGAGGTTGTATGACATTTTGAATTTCCTTATTGAACAGTGTTGAGAGTGCCCATGGTGGAAGCATTAGCGACTCCGGATGTTCCAGAGCCAGTCGTAATGCCACCATGGGTATGCGCGTTTAGCGCTGTGCGAAGCGCTGCAAGGTCAGTTAAGACCGAATTAAATAGCTGCCTAATCTCATCACTGGTGAGAAGGTCAGGTACCGCTACCATTCGTTGGTTGATTGATTCAGCCATGGTTCACTCCTTAAAGAGCTGTCACGCCAGCTTCGATCCGTGCCATGAAGGCGTCGTTCAAGCGGACAGTAGCAAACCAGGTGGAAGCGCCGACATAACCAAACTGACCCAAGGGGTTAGCGTGGTTGGTCTGGCTGGCTTTGAGCACGACAGGCTTGATGGCCGACATGCCTTTGAGCGCAACCTGGCCCCAGCAGTCTTCACCAATAATGATGAAGGGGTAAACGTCAACGTTTACGCCGCCAACGGACAACATGCCGGTTGAACCAATCGCTGCACCGGCCGCTGCAAAAGATTTGAGCAGTGGTGAGGAGATGAAGCGGAAGTCTTCGCATGCTCCAACTTCGCGGTCATGGATAGGCTTGAACGAGCCGTACTCTTCAACTCGGGTAAAGCCAGGCAAGTTACGGATGTCAGACACCGCATCTGTGTGGCAGAACACAATGTAAGAAGGCTGCACAGCGCGTGTACCGAAGTTCACACCAGGCGCCAAGCGTGATGTCACGCGTCGGGCACGGTTGGACTCCAAGGTACGAGCGGATTTGCGCAAGGCGTTCAAGCTGACGGGAGTGGCCACAGCGGCGCGGCTGGAGCCGTTTGCGTAGATCACAGTAGAGCCAGCTTTTAAGACGCCGTAGCGAACCATCTCCATCACCTCAGCCAGGGTCTCGCCGGTAAGCTTGACCATCTCGCCTGGGATGTCGTCTTCGTACAACTGCTCAACTTTACTGGAGTACTTGAAAAGTACGCCGTATTGTTGGAGCTGAACCGTAACGTCTTGGAACGAAATCGTGTTGGAGTTAGGCGTTACACCTTCAGCCAAAACAAAGTTGCTCGCTGTGATATCAGGCGTACCAACATATCGAGAGGTGTTCTCAATAGTTGTGCCCGCTGTGGAAGCGCCAAAGGGCAAAGTCCGTCGGAACACCAAAGTGTCTGTCGAGTTTTGCGGCATTTCGCGCTGGGTTCCGAAATCACCGAGGACGGTGATGGGTTGGGCGTGCTCAAGCATGCCTTGTGCCGCACGAATTAGATTTCGCGATGCACTGGTGCCATAGTTTTGAATGGACATGGTAGTAGTTCCTTAAATGTTTAAATTTCAATACCCGCGCTGCGCTTTTGTTTTCTCGCGCTTTGCGGCTTCGTAGTTCCAAAGCTCTACCGGTGAGAGGTCGTCCAATGTTTTGGGCGGTGCCACTTGTCCGGGTCGAGTTACCGCGGCAGCCGCTAAGCGTGCTCCGCGTTCTTGCTTGATTTCTGATGCAGGCTTTGCTTTTGCGCTTTGGAACAAGTCCAACATGCGAATTGCATCCTTGGCCGCGGGTGAGCCAGCTAAAGCGCGGATCTCGGGTGTTTGCACAGAGAACCAATTGGCAAACTCGGGCGTGTTAACCGTTGTTTCCCAGTCCTCGTACTTTCCCTCGATGCGGGCTTTTTCTATCTCGCGCGCCATCTCCTGTCTGGACTCAGAGACTTGCTGCTGTACATACCCAGCCACCTGTTCAGGCGTTAGGTTTGACTGCTGCGAGACTCCGGCCATCTTGGCGGTGACGTACTCCTCCATGGCCCCTGCCCACTCAGGAAAATCTTCCTTGAGCTGATCCCATTTCTCAGGGTTGGCCGTTGCTGTAACGATCTGCTTTTGCGACGGCGCATCGGCAACTTGCCGGCGGGCCAATTCAGCGTCCCGTTGCATCGCCGCGACCCGACCCTCTGTCGTTTTGACGTGATGCAGCAACTGAGCGTTTGCCTGTGCCAGCTCATCGATCTGAGCAAGTTTTGCCCTGACGGTTTCTGACAACCCAGCAAGGGGGTCTTCCGGTTCAACACTTATAGGCTCTGGTTCAGGACTAGGCGAAGCTTGCTCCGCAATAACGACCTCCTCTTGTGCGGGTGACGTATCACCGGCTTGGAGAATCGCTGCTTCCGCATCCCATAGCTCTTGCATGTTTTCTTGGTTTTCTTCCACTTTTCAAACGCCCATAAAAAAACCGCCTCAAGGGCGGTTTGGCTAACAAAGCTGAACGGGATTAATCCTCCGGTTCAGCGGCTACACCCCGAGTTGCCTGGTTGGGCAAGTCGAGAATTCTTTTAAGTACTTTGATCTCGCCGCGAAGAGCGGCAGTTTGAATTTGGTCTAACACAGCGTCATTCCTTAAACGCGCTTTCTCTAGCTCGTCTTGAATCCACTTTCTAATTTGATGCCAAGAAGGTGAACTAAAATCAAGCATAAAAAAAGGGCACAAGTGCCCGTGAGATGCATTTTGAAGAGGCTCGATTCATTTGTCAATCTTCATTCTAAAAATCTCAACTTGTAAAGCGTTGATTGATACAGCGAAACAGCTTCGTCAATTAAATTATGAAGCGCTGTTTCAGTGCGCTTACAAATTTGTTCACGGCTGTCTTCAATCCAAGCCATTTGCTGCTCAAGTACATCTGCAATTTCTCCAGCATATTCATTCTCCAGTAATGGGATATCAAGCAATTCGTTGTAGCGACCTTGATAGGCTTCAGCAAAGGCGTCAGCTCGCTCCACTATTCCTTCGTAGAAGTTTCCAAGCGCCATGTGAGCAGCAAAGCTGCCAGGTCCAGTGGCCTTCAAATGCGCACGGTGCGCCATATCTCGGGCAAGAAATAAGAGCGCGACGTATTGACCAGCCTCTTTCATCAGTAGGCTTTCTTATCAAACATGGCCTTGACGGCCACCACAACTTTGATCGAGGAGCTGGTGCCGCCTGTTGTTACGGCTCGAATGTAGCCAGGGTTCTCGGTTACTTTACGAATACCAGCTGCAGTGAAGGAGGTGTTAGTGCCGATCCAAGCGTTGAGCGTTGCCCAGTTGATGCCGTCGTTAGAGCCTTGTAGCCCTGCTGTTGCACTGCCAAAGGCTCCCGAAACTTGAACCGTGAGGTCTGCCGCATACGGAATAGGAAAAGCAGTTCCAGTGTCCGCTTCAGCAAGTTCCCAGGTCACAAGGACCGCTCCGTTTAAGCTGTCTCTGTCTGTCGTTGCGTTAATTGAAGCCATATTTATGCTTTCGTTGGATAGAGATTGACCCAAGGGTTATCTGGGTTTTGGTTGCTGCCGCCGTAATAGTTGCCCGTTACACCAGAGAGCCTTGCTTCGTCTGTTGTACTAACCGTGTTGGTAGTTACACCCTTGGGCTGGCCAGAGCTTGAGGGCGGGAACATGGTGTAGTTGTAGACACCGGCCGCAATCGCCGCTGCTGGCCCTGGGTAGGCGGTGCCGTCAGGCCCGTAGACTGCGCCAGTTGAAGAGGCGCCAGGTGTTCCTCCTAGCCCGCTTGTATTGGTGACACCCGTTGAAACCACGCCAGAGCCGGTGGTGAGACTGGGCGCAGAAGAAGACGCTGAGCTTTTTGCTTTAAGCGCTGCAAGCTGCTTTACCAAATCTTGATAGCTTGTGTTTAAAGTGCCGTACTGCGTATTGAGCAAACCGATTTTTGTATCGTAAGCATTAGTAGCCGTAGTCAGTTTGGACTGAAGTGCTGTGTTTGCATCGGTCAATGTGTTGAATTTATTAGCCGTACCCAAACGGCTTTTAATTTCCGCTAAATTTGCGCCCGTAATACGCGCAAGGTCTTCCGGCTTCCATCCAGCAGTGCCTATTTTCCTAGCGTATGTGGTGTCGTCTTGACCTTGATTGCCTGCAAAATAACCACCTACTTCTTTTGCAAGGTTGTAATTTTTTACAACATCCGCTTCGTTCCAGCCGTAAGCCGCTGCGATGTCTTGTGGAGAAAATTTCTTCTCATCCATTTTTTGGACGATTTGATAGTCGGTCATGCCCGCATTAAACGAGTTGAGGATTTGCTGCTTACGCGTTGGCGCTGCTGTTTGAGTCAATGCAGTGTTAGCCGACGCGCCAGTGGTTGCCGTAGCGTTAGATGCATTGCTGGTCGGGTTGTTGGCAAGAACCGTACTGCCGCCAGACGCGCCGCTGAAGTCGCCCCCAACAACTGCGCCACCCCCGCCTGCGCTTGACGAAGTGTCTATCGCATCAGCAATTAATCCAGTTGGCTGGTTGCTTACAACAGCGCCTGAGCTGGCTGCCTCATTGCCAAAGTTAACACCCGCCGTTGAGAAATAGTTATTGATCTCGTTGGCATTAAACCCCGTTGCACGGATCAAATCATCCATGCTAACGCCGTTTGCTTTTGCAGCGTCTGCAATAGCGTTAGGGTTGTTGATATTGCTCTGTACAAAAGACTTGATGGTGTCGTCTGACACCTTATTGGGGGTGCTTACAGCCGGGGCCCTGTCTTCGAAAACATTGTTTGTAGTAGCCATGGTCTAACCCCTTATATTCCGGATCCAGCGACCAACTTAAGTCGTTGCTCTGCGGCGAAGAGTTCCTTCTTGCCGCGCTCTTTGATGGCCGTATCGGCCAGCTTGGCTTTGATCTGCTCAAGCGTCATGTTCTGGTTATTGCTGAGTTTGAGCATCTCGATCTCGCGACTCATTTGCAGCTCAGCCATGCGCATTTGTGCCTGCTGCTGTGCGATCTGCTGGCGCGTTTGAAGCTCCATCATGTCGCTTTGGTTTTGCACCTTTGCCTGCTCCATGGTGGACTGCGCTCTGATCTGCGCTGCCATGAGCCTTGGGTCTTGCTGCTGCCCCTGCTGGGCAGCTTGCTTTTGCTGCTCTTTGATTTGCTCTATCTCTTCGTCTGACTTGAACACCTCAGCTGGGTCAATGTGCTGCGCTTGAAGCGCTTTTTCAAACAACTTCTTAGTGTCTAAATACACGCCGTAGATCGGGTTAGCGCCTGCGGCCAATAAGTTGAGAAATGACTGGTTCTGGATGTCTCTCACAAGAAGGGCTGAGCTCCCCCTTGCATCGATGGTGAAGTCGCCTTTAACTTCCTCATCCTCGTTGTACATCATGTTGTAGTCGTAGTAACGCTTGATGTGGGGCTTGGTGATCATGTCGTCAAACTGCTTGACCAGGCGGCGAAGGACTACGTTGCTGTTGTTCATCAAAAGCTGCATGCCACCCACCGTATCTGGTGCGCTGCCCTTCTCACCCTGCATCAGCATGGGCACACCCGTCTCTTGGTCAGCAAGTTCTGCAGCCATCTTGATAATGGCTGATAGCTCTGCCTGGTGCGAGTTGAACTCGAACGTCGTGAACGCCTTGCGCACGTCGTCCACATCATCGCTTGCGTACCAAATCTTGCGGCTGCTGAGTTGCCACTGCTTGTCTGCCGGCTGAATGGTGCCCGCCTTGATCACGATTTGCGGGCCACTAGAAACACCTGCGTTATCCATCATCTGACGCCAGGCGGCGTTCAATACCTTTTGCTGTGCGCGCATCAAGTATGGGATTCCGTAACCCCAGCAACTGCCCGAGACCTTCTCCCACACAAAAAAATCATATGGGATATCACCGTTCTCGATCGGGTTCAAAAACGCCTTGACCACCGTGGAGTTGATCACTACCACGCAAGCACTAATCGTCTTGAGCTCATCGTCCTCTTGGTCAATTCCCTCAACGCCAGAGGCCAGCAAGTCCTCTTTATCGATTTCGCCCCAGTATTCCCAGACATCGTAGGTAGCCTTAGTCTGATCACGTTCGGTCTCATCACGCAACTCTTCAAGTGTGGCACTGCGCTGGGGACCCTCTTCCAGCACTTTTCTTATCTGCTCTTTCATGTAGCCTGGCTGTTTGGCCAAATCGCGCACTTGTTTGGTAGTCATTTGCGTGCGCTCGTAAATACCTTTTCCGTCGTGTATGTTCTCGCCAGCCGCTGGGTCAGGCCAGCAGTTACGCGGATCGACTCTGAAGCTTGCCGGGTCGATCTCTTGCACCATCGTGACTTGATGCACCGTCTCGCCATAGCCATCCGTCATGGGTTGCCATGCTTTTCGCATGCGGTTAGTTACTACCGGACCCTTGATCACCCCCGTGCCCAAGACGGCCGCATCGTGCATTACCTTCCTAATCTCTCCGTTGTACTCAGCTTCAATGAGCTGGTCGTCAATGGCCCGCTGCATCGCATCAGCTCTTTCACGCGCCATCTCCATCATGTTTCTTGCAATGTCCTTGTGCGCCATGGGCTGACCAGTCTTGGGGTCTGCAATCTGTTGCCCAGTTACCGGGTCCACAGCAGGTTGCTCGCTCTTGGTCATTCCCATGATCTTGGGATCTGGTGTGGGCTGGATGCCCCAGTTGCGGTCATCGGTTGGAAGCAAGATATCGGACAGCCGCGCCTCAGCACTGTTTGTTTTTTGACGGGTCATACCGATGAACACCGTTGATCTGTGAGGTTTGGAGTAGTTAACCGTGACGGGGTAGCCCTGCTCGACACTTGTCATCATCTGGCTTGCGGCGCGGTTCACGTTGTCCTTGGCGTTGTACTGGTCCTCGTCATCTAACCAGCGCTTGTCAATGCCGTAGCTGGCGCGGCTTCTGATCCACTCGTCTCGCTGCTGAGACAAGCCAGAGCCGAATGCCTGCAAGCGGTCCTCGTCCCTTTGCTTTACCAGGTCTGGGTCACTGATGTCGATCTCAACTTGAGGCTGGTTGGGGAAGTCCATGTTTATCCTAGTACCCGGCTACAGGGTCAAATACGCCAAACTCGATCACTGGCATAGCCATTTGCGTAAGCCTGCTGTTGGCTTCTTCTTGTGTCTTGGCCCTGCGGCGCATCATCATTGCGTATCGAGTTGCAGCCATCAGGTCATCTCCAGATTTGACGATCAAGCCGTCTTTGCGGTGGTAGAGCCTGAACTCTTCAAACCAATCATCAAGGTGTGAAAACACTCTGATACGCATGGTCTGCATCCTGGCCAGCATCTCACTCACACCAGCTTCTAAGCCGTTGCTGCCGTCTTCAAATGTGGCTCTGTGGGGCAGCATGTTGACCCCGGCATTTTTGTATTGCTGGGCTAGTTGCTCACCTGAACCCTTGTCATGCTGCAGCCCATCGTGTGGCCATGCCACTGGGCACCACTCACCTCGGCCTCGAATTGCCGCGGCATGGATTGGCACACTGGCTTCCTTTTGTCTGTAGCAGTCAGTGACATACAACGTGTCTGTATCACGATCCCATGCAAGCCACACGGCTGCTGTGGGGTGACCCCATCCGAAGTCCAAGCCAACAATCCGTGGCCAATATGCTGGAATTGGAAAGGGGCTAACTTTGATAGCTGATTCAGCCACTGGGAAAACTCGGCCAGAGCCCATGACGGGTATGCCCTTGGCCCTTGCTTCCCTCTCATGCTCTGGGTAACTTGCAATGATCGATTTACGCTCTGCTTCTGAGTAATGCTCCGCGTCATCGATCGTCATCGTGGTGGTGATGGCGCTCTCTGGCTTTTCAATGAGGAATCGCTTCACCACATCCGACATGCCCAACAGCGGCGTGAATGTCACAAACACCATGCCGCCGGTGGCCTGAGTACGAGTCAAACCCTCAGAGTAAATTGTCAGAGGTGGCTCTTCATCAAACCAAACGCCATCAACGGTATCTGCTTGCCACTTGCTACGGCCTTGGTCATAGCTGTTGAACTGAATCACGCTATCTTCGCCGTTGATGTGCTTCACAACGGCTGAACTGATCGCATCTGGCACTCCAGGGCGCATGCTTGTGTCTTTGAGTAGCTCAAAGGGAATAGCACCTGTGCCCCACTCGTCTCGAATTTCTGGCGGGCCAATGAGCAGTCGCTGCACACCCTTCCTGGTTAACTCTGCTGACTCAGAACCTACAAGCCATCTGGTTGCATGCTGGTAGCGCCTACCCTGCCACCAGTCTGGATAGATGCCGGTGACATGCATAGCGACTTCAAATGCACCTGCCCAGGTCTTGCCAAGCTGGTTGCCGGCCATGAACAGTCGCTCACGGTACGAGCCAGTGTGGTGAAAGTCTTTTTGCTTCGTGTAAGGCTTGTAGTTGGCTAAGCGGTCTCGTTTGAATCTCAGATTTTTGAGGCGCATCAACTCGTATAGTTCACGCTTCTCATCTTCATCCAAAGCTGCCAGATTCACACTAAAGCCTTTGCCATGAGGGCCTGCAACCGCTGATCGAGCTGGTCGTTACTAAGCTCTAGGTGGCCAGAGACCCTCATCTCAACCGCCTTGAGTTTGGGCTGCGTGTAGCTCAAAAGCTCGTTCAGGACCCTGAGCTTGGTGTCGTTATCCACGGCATCCACCATCATGTGTTTGCCATCCTGGTCAAGAACTGGCTGGCCAGATCGGTCAGTCACCATCACCTTGGCCTTAAGGATGCGAATCATCTCAACGGTTGGATCAAGCCCCTCGTCGATGAGGGCCTCATAGACCGGCACCAGATTGATTGAGCCTTTTTTCTTTGATGAGCGCTTCCGGTCCTCGTGTCCAGTGTGAAAAGGGTTGGCGCCCAGCAGGTCTTGCACCGTGGCAAGTTGCGGTGGAGCACCAGCCAGATCCGGCAGTCTGGTCACGGAGTGATGTTTGGCCATTAAGAGTCTTAAACTTTCCCTGGAATCAACCCACTGGCAAAACCAGGTGGTGATTTGGGTTTAGTGGCACCAGATTTTTGTGGTGTGGCGCAGTTATCAGGAAATTTCACTGAAACCATTCCTGGCTTAACACCTGCGGCGGCCTTCTCATTGCGAGCGGCTGGCTTGCTGTAGTTTTGCATCTGTTTTCTCCGTTAAAAAGTATGTAACTCCTGGGCTAGGAGCCGTAAAAAGCTTGGAAACCCGCATGTTTCCTTAAGAGAACTTGAAATTTGTCCCTTTTTTGTCCCTAGGCGTAGGTTTTCTGCTCTTTTGACCTGCGATCGGCCTCTTCATTCCACATGCGCGTTGGCGAAGCTTCCTGTCCAGGAGCTGCTTCGCTTTGCTCTTCACTTGGCTGCAGCATTTCCATCAATGCCTGGGCTGCTTCGCCAATCGAGTCGAACTCTTGAGTCATCGGCTCGGTGGTTTGATCACCCTCATCCTCTGTCACTCGAACTGAGCCGTCATCGTTAATTTCAATCGTGATGGTTTCCATCGTCGCTCCAGAAACGACAAAGCCGCCCAAAAGGCGGCCATAAAAAAAGCCGCTGGTTAGGCGGCAACTTGGGAGATCTGCAGACGCGGCTCTCCTGCGGGGAAATTTAACAGAAATGAAATCAGCTGGTCAAGGGTGAAACGACCTGAAAATAGCTATTTGAAAGCACTGGTTACAAGTGGCGGGCCCATAACAGTCAAAACAAATGATCCCGCTAGAAATGCCAGCATTTTGATTTAAGGCAACGTTGACTTATAGTATTTGAAACAATATGTTTAAGTTATTACAACAGAGAGCTCACAATGAAAATTTACATCCTCGCTCTTATTGCTTGTTTGTCTGGTTGCGCGTTAACACCAGAGCAAATCAAAACAACCTCGAGTTCCATCCTTTGCGACAATTATTCTGCACCGCTTAATCCAATGTTCATGCACCCTGATCTCAAGAATGAATTAGACAAAAGAGGCGTCACGCATTGCACAACTAGGGAATATGTTCAAGCAAGGGCCGCTGCTCTTCAAGGTCTTGGAAATTCATTGCAGCTATTACAAGCAGGCCAAAGAACTTATGCCCCCGCTGCCCCATTCCCTACTATGCCTCAACCAGTTCGTTGCACAACAACATACAACGCAGCTTCTGGACAATACCAATCAATTTGCAATTGACTTAAATCTTTTGAACTAAACAGAATTAAATGAAGCTGTCACCGCAATTGCGGTAAACAAAAAATCTGCGGTGACTCAAGAATTTGAGTTCCACGGATTCAACAACAATTTTTTTAAGCCTGTTAAATTTTGTAACTAAACAACTGCGGGTTAGGAATACTAAAACATATGATACGCGCCGACGAAAAACTCAGACAGATGTCAGATAAAGTATTTGTGGAGGCTGAGCCGCCCAGCGACAGGTCTCGACCCTTAGAATGGCGACGCTCAATTAACTCCCTTAACGTTACTGTAACTAGCCTCGTAATCAAAGAACACCATTCAGTAAATGAATGTGACTTTTTTTCTAACTCAATGTTAAGTAGTGGGTTAAAACCGGCAAATGAACCTGATGATCCAGAATACGAAAAAGAAATAATTAAGCCCAAAACTGAACTTCGAACAATAATTTCATCACGAATTGACCTCAGCAAGATACGAGACGCACTTTATCGAACAGTTGAAGTAGATAAAGAAGAGAAAATTTATTCTGTCGCAATTGCAAGAGGGTATTTAGATTTATCAATTAATGATGATCCGCCGCGAAAGGAAGCAGCAGGTATCTTTGCAAAAGGTGCGCAAAATGGATTTGCCTGGATTGAAGACGACGAAGATAAGCTAACAATCAGTGTCTCAATCGGCAAAGAAGTTTTCAAGCATTTGATTTTTGAAATTAAAAGTGGCCGAGTTTCTAAATTAGAACTTAGCATCGCAATTGATTCCTTTAGCTACGAAGTAGACGATTTTCTTAGGGAGTGGTATCACGCAAGAGATCTGATAATTCACGGTCGCATGGCACATGCGGCCATAGAAAACTTTTCGATTGTTAGCAACGAATTTTTGCAAAAAAATGGTGATCCAAATACTTTAAACCAGTTGGACTCCGATGATAGTGTTGACCTCGAGCACCAATTTGAACCTGAATATCAACCGCAAATCTATCAACCTCAGATCAACAACGTTATCGACCCAGAATTTTTGAAATCGATTAAGACAGCCTTATGGGCGATCGCGATAATTTTGTTTTGTATATGGTGGAACGGAAAAAAATGAAAAAATTAGCCGATATCAGATCCCGTTTATTTTGCGTACTTGTGCCAGTTTTGTTTTTTAGCGCAAGTGCTTACGCAGCGTGTGTATGTAGGTGCGTGGGTGGCGAAATGAAACCTATATGTGAGTCATCGCTGGACTTACCGCCAATTTGCCCACCAAGTATTTGTCCCCT